CTTGGTTACGCCATTGGGTGACGCAGCACGGGGACAAGTGCTGGGATGGCGACTTTAAAGGCTTTGATACGACGCAATTACCTCGGTTTTTGTTTGGGTTGCTTGGCTTTATTAATGAGTGGTATGACATCAGAGGTGCCGAACGCAGTGCAAACACAGCCCGTTATGTTCTTTTTATGGATTTGGCGTTTAGCCGGCACATAGTTGGTGGCGGCTTTCAGTTGGACCACATAGTCCAGTGGTCTAGGTCTATGCCTAGTGGTCACCCATTGACTGCTTTTATCAATTCTGCTTATTCCATGTGTTGCATGTCCTGCGCATATTTGAATTGGACAGGGCGTGTTGATTTTTGGGAGCAGGCTGCCTGCGCCACCCTTGGAGATGACAATATCAACGGGGCCTCTGATGAGGTTGTGGATTTGTACAACCAGGTCACAGTGGCGGAATTTTTACTTCAAGAGTTAGGCTTAACATATACTGATTCTTCGAAATCGGGGCAGTTGAGGTTTTTTACTACCATTGAGAATGTGAGCTTTTTGAAGAGATCATTCCACATGGTGAATGGACGCGAAACTTGTCCTATTGAAATTCCATCTATTCTACATTCCACTTATTGGGTCAAAGAATCGCGATATGCTTCTGCGGACAAGGTATGTTCTGACTTGCTGGAAAATGCTTTGGGTGAGTTGTCCATGCATGGACCGGAGGTTTGGGACATGTGGAGTCCCATAGTGCGCGAAACAATGCGCCGCCTGGGAGTCGTACCCAGTAATGATACGACAAATTTGAACGACTATTTGGACTACATGCTTTCGCGTGAGGACAGTAGTTGGTCAGGCTTGCAAATACGCACACGTTTTGGTTGAAATACCGGCGTCACGAGTAAGGAACGTGTGGACAGGGCGGCCTGTGGACTCGTAACTATTTAGTTTTACCACCTAGGACCGAGTTTAAATTGTCCAGGGAAGTGGCGTCACTCACGCCTTGTTGAGTCGCAAGGCGTGTGTGAAATGACTCGCCGAAACTACACCATATTAAGAGAGTAGCTACTGAGACTAACAGAGATGAGACTGAGGTTTGTGAGGTTATTGAAGGTCTCACAATAAATAATGACGCCCAACCCACTGGAGTGACCAGCTTCTTGCAAGAGGCATGTTCATCAGTGGAAGTTTTGGGTAAACATCACAAACCGCCTCAAGTTTTGAATTATCAAGAAGATGTTCAGAACTTGACTGATTATTTTAAAAGACCCCGGTTGATATCCAGAGGGGCTTTGGCTTTGTCTTCCATTGCTTCCCAAGGG